ATGTATCAGAAAAAGATATTTACGATTTATGTATGCATCATCAATGTCCTTTTTGTAATAACTATGTGGAGTGTTAAAATGACTAAAGTATTACATTCATTTACATTAGCTGAACAAGCAAGTGAATTAATTAAGACTAGATCTAAATCTGGTCAAATGTCGGATAATGTGTCAAGGGCAATTATCTGGTATTTTACAGAACCTAGATGGTCGAGAGAATATAACGAAGATGGAGAATATACAGGCAAGTTAGTACCTGGACATTATGGTCAAGTTATAGCTCCGTATGAAAGAAAAAATTACCAGGATATTATCGCTACATTAAATCAACAAATAGACGCTCTTGAGGCTGAGAGTCGCACACTACGCGATAATAGGTTCAAGTTTTGGAAAAAGTACCCTCAATAGGGGGTCTTAATACAGATCTCCGGGGTTTGTTGCTCCAGATGGGGGTTGTGATCCATATCCGCGCCAGTCACTAGGTACTGGCACATTTCCATAACCGCTAGGTCTAGGAATAATTGAACCAATTAAATCAACAATAGATCCTACAGGGTCTTGTCTAACATCTGTAACGGTTTCTTTGAATGCATCGTATTGAGCCCTAAAATCATTGTATAATTCTAATGCTGAATCATAACCTTGTTGAGGAATCTCAAACTTAAATCCGTAATAAGTAGCAATACCACCAAGAATTAATCCCATTGCTGAAGCATCAGATAATAACGCAACTAATGGAGTTGAAATTCTATTAATTTGGTAAGCAAGTAATCCATCTTCAATTAATTGTCTTTCAGACCTACCAAGAACAATTTCATGTCTTACAATATTATCTGGTTTAGGTTTAGGCATAGAATCACTCCGGTATGTCGTATTGATTCCATGCATCTCCGGCTGTCCAGGCATCTTCGTAATTCTGCGGTAAATCTCTCAAAAATGCCCTGTAATCAATCCATTCTTGAGAAGGTGTTTGGTCGGCCATAAATCGCCAATCAGAATTATTTAATTCATTATTTCTAAATTCTCTTAATTGATCCCAGGACATCGTTAATTGTTCTTGAACAACATTTCCGGCTAAATCAACATGATTTAGATAAGTAGGCACTATCATGAGAAACCAGCTCCTAACATCGGATGTAAACCGTATAACCCTTCTAATTCTGAAGTTGTTATTGGACTAGGCAAACCTGTATCAGTTCCAACTTGAACAGATGTTCTCATTTGTAATGCGTTAAAATTACTAATATCTGTAATGTATACATAATTTCCGCCTTGAGCATCATTTTTCATTGCTCTGATTCCTACGCTTGAAGAAGTTGTACCTTGAGCCATACCAATCCAATATAATTGACCTGCAGTTACTGATGTGTTACTTACTCCTGCTGAATAATAACCAGTCCCTACACTAGATTGTAATGCAGTTTCAACAAGTAATGTATTTGGAGATCCATTACTGTTGGCATTATACAAACCAAACTTGCCAGTAAATGAACCTGTAACAATTGAATATTGAATATTAACAATTGTTACATCTTTAGGAAATACAATAGGGACAAAGTGAACATAACTATTATTCCAGGTATATGTTGAGCTTGACATTGTATTTCCGCCAAATAAACCACCACTAGCCATTAAAGTATCAAATGTAGATCCCATTTCACCAGCTCCGGCAGGTATTCCGCCACCAGATGCGGCAATAGTTACAGTAGAACCCGCACCGCCATCAGTGATCGTTATGTTAGATCCTGCAGTCAATACTCTTTCATTAGTTAGAGTACCATTTAATGACATTACAACATATTCCGCGTCAGTAGGCGCACCAGATCCGCCACCACCCGTCAAGAAACCATCCCAATCTCCACGAACAGCCATTCTTGCTAGTTGAACTAATACTAACCGACGCATTTCATCTTCGTTTTCGGGTTCAATAAACAGTTTTTCGGCTACTGCTTGAAATTGAGCATACGATAGATTTTCTAGATCGGTTTCTTTTAGCAATTCATATATTCTACTTGACCAATTATTTGTATCTGGTAACGGCATTCTTAGACCCCCATTAATATCATTATTTCTTTATGTCCTATTCCTACAACAATCATTATAGCCAAAACAAACCATTTGATATGCTCTGGACTAGGATTTGCTTCAATCTTCATGTTAGAAACCCATCCCAATCACCTTTACAAGCTGTTAATGCAAACTTAATCAAAACTAATCTTCTTAATTCATCTTCATTTAATTGCATTACATCTAACGGCTTACCTACATTATCAATGGTAGGATTCTCACCAGATGCGATCTCTTCAAGCGTCTTGCCTTGCATGATAGGATAAATCCTCTTGGACTTCCTTTCAGCATTAGGTAACGGCATATCATATCACTTACTTTAATTGTTTAGATCTCATATCAACTATTTTACGAACTGCTTCGTAATCTTTCATTGACATATAACCAGCACCTAACAGCTTGAACGCTTTCGATTGCATTTCAGCTAATCTTTTACGACCTTGTGCTTTTGTCATCTTCATTTAATCACCTTAACTTGAAGTAATAACTTGTGCTGTAAAGTTTAGAGCAACAGGAATTGAGCATGGCTTCATGTAAGGTTGTGATTTAATTGGATCAGTAGAAGGCACAGCGCCCGCCAGGTTTCCATTTGATTGGGTCACTTGCGCTCCCCCCGCAACGGAGCTAATTTTATCCTGGTCAATTGATGTAAACTTGGCAGCTACAATTGTTTGTCCTGTTAAAGTCTCGCCAATTGTGTTAGATGTTTGTAAATCAACAAGTTGAGTTGTTGCCGCACCTGCTGGAGTACCTATGAAAATTCGTGGAACGCCTTGATTTGTAACTACAGATAGAGACGCATTTCTTGAAGCAGCAGCCAATGGTAAGACTCTCAATAGATCTCCTGGTTGAAGGGTAACAGGGCGACTTAGATTTGGTGTTCCGCATCCTACACCTTTTACCATGTAAGGAATTAAAGAAAGAACTAGACCTTTTCTTAGAATGTATGCGTATGCAATGTTATCGTCTGCAGTAACTACACCGCTAACAATTGTTTGACCTGGTGCAAAGTCTCCTATGTTTTGAGCTGTTACAGTAAATGCTGTATCAGTAGTAAGATTTGCTTCTGTTCCATCAGTCATTGTTAAATTAAGTGGAATCTTAAAACCGCTTGAGCAGTTAAGAACTCCTGAAACTACTTGTGTCGTCATTTTAGATCACCTCAAAGTTTGAAGCCCGCTCCTAAAGGCTTGAATATATTCCTGTTTACATTACTAATTGGTCTGCGAAGCAATCTTTTACCTAGTCTGAAACCTATTCCGATTCCTAAACTTTGTACAGCCATTGTTTGATAATTATTCATGAAATTATTCTGAACAACTCCAAACGCCGCATCTGGTTGAGATACAATATCACCTAACGAAATTGCATCGCCGCCAACCATAACTGCTTGTGGAGCTAACATACCAGCACCAACATTAGAGGTTTTGTAACCTAGATCAGATGCGCCAGTAATAAAACCAACTGGGGTTGTACCCATTAAACCAGAAGTTAATACATTTGCATATGCATAACTTTCGGCGACATTCAATAGCGAAACCGCACGGCTTCTTCGGCGTGGACTTGACTTTTTTCTACGAGCCATGAAGTAACGTACCTAACTATACGGTTTATCAATCTTCACTAACAAATAGACCTTTTTCGTCTCTTTGAATCAATTTTGGTTCAACATTTTGTTTTTGTTGAGCCATGTTAGCTATAAGTTGACCGACTGCCATTTGAATTGGATTGATTGGTTCAGTTTGTCCTATTCCTGGTATCTGATCCATAACCGATTTAATAGCCATTGCTAATTTTTCGTCTAATTCGACCAAACCATCTTCAATTTTGTTTCCCAGATCTATCAATAGTTTGAAAACTACACCAAAACCCAAAATTATCGTTCCTATAATATAAAGTGTCTCCATCATGACCGCATCGTGCCTCTATCGGTTCTTAATATCCCCCCTTGCAACCCCCCAAAGTCTTTTACTTGCTCCCCGCTTCGGAATCTTATCTTTCCAGCCGTCAGGCTGCTGCGTAAACGACTTTTACGCGCCGGATTCTGAACGAATCCGAACGCAGGGCATTCTGCCCTAGATATTATATATCGAATACAGGCCGGAATCGATATTATGGTGAAGGGCTATCAGTTTGATGACAAATGCTGCATTTGTAGAATACATAGAAGATATAAAGACGAAAAAATGAGATTATGGGGCATCTGTGAAAGATGTAAGGATCTAATAAGTGAGGATTGGTTTTAATGATCGGTTTGAAGGCTGATGAATGGGATATGATACTAGGGGGATTAGAGGCGTTTATGCAAGATGAAGAACATTGGGCGCAAGATAAGCGAATAGATGTAGCTTTAGACGCTAAAGAATCAATCAGAAGATTACAAGAGTTATACAACAAAGTATCTATCATAAAGCAAACAATGAGACACTTTGAAACTTTAATGGGGGCTAATGAATGAACTATACTTGTTGGTCAGAATTATGTGTTATCATAGAAGATTGTGAATGCGGTTCAGAATGTTGTAGAGGTGAAATAACTAAACCTATGATTATTACATATGTTAGCGATCAAGAAATTAAAACTAACAATCCTCACATTGAATATAATGTATCAGAAAAAGATATTTACGATTTATGTATGCATCATCAATGTCCTTTTTGTAATAACTATGTGGAGTGTTAAAATGACTAAAGTATTACATTCAT